GATGGCGGCAAAAAAGGCTTCCGCCTTGTCTTTGGTAATCAGGCCAAGGCCGTCTGGGCCGGTTTCGGCGATGTTGCGGTCAAGGCTGTACGGTTCCCGCGTTGCCGGGTGGATGCCGCCGACAACATACTGCTGGCCCTCGGCAAGCATTTCGACCAGTTGCTCGACGCCGTTGTCATCGACGAACCGAATACGCATCTTGCCGAACGACTCGTCGGCGCGATACATCAGAAGGGATTTGGGGTGGCGGCCAACGCGGACGGGAGCCGAACCAAGATGGCGGAACGCTTCGGCCTTAATCATCTCGGCCAGCGCCTCGTTTGTGACGTCGATGTCAATGGCCGGATACTTGCCCGCCTTCAAACCGATGTTGGCGCGGGAACTGTCCCATTGGACAATGTCGCGCGGTGTGGGGACGTAACTGTTCCAGTCATACCCGCCCCAATAGCCGGCCATGTTTTGGCGCCCCGGAATCTTACCTACTTGGTCTTGGGCAATCTTACTTGCTGGGCTTAACTTAGCACCCGGCGGGATAACGCAAACTAAATCTTTGAAGCCCGATTCAAACAACTGCTTGAAATTCATATTATTTCCTGTATCGTTGTCCCGACCAACCTTCAGCGGTTAGCGGTAATCCTTTAGCCCAAGACGGCAGTTTACAGAGTATATCCGTAAATTGGGCAAGTGTGCCACTTTCTACGGAAGATTCTGCAACTACTTCGTCGTGGACCGTCATAATAATAGGGTATCCGGCGTCCTCTAATCTTAGCATAGCTGACGCCATTAAGTCACGACTGACAGCCTGAACGATGTTTTCGGCCAGAAGCCCGCCGTACAAGTCAAACGGCTCGAACTTCTTTGTGACAGAATTTACCCCATCGCATTTGACCGATGTACGTAACGCACCCCACGGAGTTTCGCGCTCGACAAGCCGCGGATTGGCGTACCAGAGTTTGCGGCCGCTAGGTAGCTGGCACCACATCCAGTTGTCCTCAACGCCAAACACCACGCCCGGCGCAACACCAACACCATTGTGTATAGCGTCCAGCGCGGCGTTTTCCAATGCCGCCCACCAACTTACAATGCGGGCATTAGCCTTGCGCCATGCAATTTTGATTTCGTCGGCCTTCTCGTCTGGAATGACAAGGCCGTACATTGTTGCCATCGACTGGAAAGCCCTCACGCCACCTTGATAACCAAGGGCTAACACCGCCACTTTGCCAATCTGTCGCTCGTCTTTGTCGGCGGGCGTGATGGGTCGGTTGTAGATGCCGGTGGCGGCGTGGCAATAGATGTCTTGGCCGCTACGGAATACGTCGAGGACGTCTTGCTCATTGGCAAGCCACGCCAACACGCGCGCTTCAATGGCGGAGTAGTCCGCCGAGAATAGCGTGTGTCCGGGCTTGGCGATGAAACACGCGCGGAGCATGGATGAAATCAGGCTATGCACCGAGCCATACAAGGCATCAATGCCTTCCAAATCTTTGTTCAGCACCAGCGGAATCGCGCCTTCAATTACCGTATGCTTGAAGTCGCCGCGCGGAAAGTTTTGCGGTTGGACAAGACGACCAGACCAACGCCCGGTTGCCGCGCCGTGATACATCAGCAAGCCGCGTACTCGGCTATCCGAGCAACGACATTCCATGAAGGCGACCAGCTTTGCCACCGACGACTTACTGACCTCTTGGCGGAGTTCAAGTACCCGTCGGACATTTGGCGGCAAATCCTTTTCCAGCAAATCGCGGACGTGCGCTTTGGCTACCGAATCCACGCCGAGCCAGTTGCTTAAGTCGGCGTTCTTGGTAATGCTGGTGACGGCGCCATTGGTCAACTCGGAAAGGTCGGCGTTGGCTTTTTCGTTGGCGGCGTCCACCACGTCAATGGCGGCCTCAATCAAGCGTGTGTCAATCTGCACGCCCCTGTCGTTAATCTTCTGGTCGAGCAGATACACCGCGCGCTCGGCGTCGGTTAGGCGTTGGACTTTGGCGGCAATCGCGCGCTCGACCACAACGTCTTGCTTGCAATAATCAATCAGCTTGGCCACGCGGTCCGGCGTGTTCCACCATGTCAGCGTGCCGTCCGATTGAACGGTGCGCGGTTTGGACATACGTAGCATCAGGCGTTGGCCGACGGCGTCCTTCTGGTGTTCCAGCCCAAGGGCTTTTGCCGCGCCATCCAGTCCGCCCGGCAGTCCCATAGCGCGGCACTCCGCCGCCGTACAATGCCATTGTTGCATCGTAATCGGCGGAAAGCCGTAGCGCTTGAGCATAATCTCGCGCCAGATAATACGCTCGAACTGCGCGTTGTGCGCCCTGAACTGCTGGGTGCTGGCGCCGTTCAAGATGACTTCCGGTATTGGCTGGCCCGGCGTCCAGACGTTGACTTCGCCATCGTCCTTGGCGTACGCCATGCACCAGACGTCCGTTGTCGGGTGCTGGGCGTATGGATAAACCCCGGTCTTTTTCAGGTCGATGATTGACCGGGTTTCAAAGTCAATCGAAATTGTCACTTAGCCTTCTCGACAATCAGGTCAGCGATGTCGTTTACCGCCGCCAACTCGCCGTTGTTCATTACGCCGAAGTGAACGTACTTGAGCGCAACACCATGTTCGCTAGAGTGCCAATCCTCACCACCGCCGGGGCGTTCGACACGGACAATCTTGGCTCCCAACTCGCGCAGAGCGATTGCTTCATTGTCGAAGCGGATGTCGCTGATTACAATGTTGGCGTCGCTATTTGCTGGCGCGGTGATGCGTCGGGTCAAGTAACGAATCCAGATGTCGGGGTGAATCATCTGCCGGCCCCATTCGGTGCCAAGGGTCTGCATGATGTAGCGCGGCGTCACGATGCTGTCCAGCCATTTAACGGGCTGTTCCTTGGCTTCTTCCAGCCCGGCGTGGTCAAGGCCCAGAAGAATCTTTGTAAAGGTGCGGATAGGCTCGGCAAAAGAGAACTCGGTAAAGCCCTTGTGAACGAGTGCCTGCGCAATGGTCGATTTGCCGCTACGCTTGCGGCCGGTTAGTCCAATAATCATTTTATGCTCCGAGAAAAAACCCGCCCCGAAGGGCGGGCGGTGAATCATGCCAGCAAGTCGTCGATGTTGTCCGTGTCGCCTTTTTCGGCGGTGAACTCGTCTTCGGCTTTCATGCGGCCGTCCAGTCGTTGGCCTTCGCCAGTCTTCTGCACGTTGCCCAGCGCAACAGCCACGCCACGATTACCGTTGGTATCGTAAGCATAGAAGCGAACCGACGCGCGCGCTTTGACGCCAGCGTAGATTTCGTCTGGGTTGGTAATCTTGGCCGGCTTACCGTCGGCACCAGCGTACTTCGACACGATGCCCGGTGCGGTCTTGGACTTGGCGTTGAAGAACACCGAACCTTCTGGGTAGCCTTTGTCTTCGACGTCGGTGCGGAACGGCAGTTTGACTTTGCCGGACTTAATCAGTTCGACAGTCTTGGCGCCCCACTTTTCTTGGGCGACAGCCAGCGCTTCTTTCTTAAGGTCGGAAAGGTCGGTGTTTTCTGGAAACACGAAGGCGGCAGAATAGAACGGTTCGCCGCCTTGCGGGCCGGCTTTCGGTTCAAACAGGGCGGGGTACGAGAGTACCGCTTCTGGGGTAATTACTTTAGACATACTGTTTTCCTTGGTTACGGGTTTACGTTAAAATCATCACTTGCGCTAGTTTCACGTCCGAGCGCCGGACGGTTCTTTTTAACATCAGGGACTAGATTGTAACCAGACGAAACCGATACCGTCAAGTCCTGATTAAAATTCTTTTTGCCGACCAGCTTTTCAATCTGGGCTGGCGATTTGACCTTACGCTCAAACAAGTCGGTGTCCTCAAGGTTCTGGTCGTAGGCCCACGCCAAGAACTCGTCTTCGTTGACCCACTTGCGGGTCGCGCGCTTGGCCTGAAGGGTGAAGCCCGGAATCTCAACGCCAGCTTCGGCTTGTGACAACGCCATATTACGTAGGCCACGGAGCCATTCTTCCAGCATATCTGCTTTAGCCAGCAGTTCGCCAATCTGCTCGGGTTGCAACTCGGCTGGGTCCAGTATCTCGCCAAACTCAGACTGAGCGACAGTCAAGGCGGTTTCGCGCAACGCTGGGCATTTGCCCTTGGCCTTGCAGAATTTACAGGCCGATTCGGACGGAACCAGCGCGGCGTCAGGCTTAATCGCGGCATGGACCGCGTCGAGCAACTCCGCGCTAAAGTCCAGCAGTTCTTCGACGCTAATCTCGGCGTTGTCGAAGTTGTTGATGCGCGGCTGGCAAATACTCATGCGAACCGTACGCACCGGCTTATCGGCCGGCAACGACAGCAACATACCCAAAGCGTAGTATTTCAACTGCGGGTTGTCGTGTGCGCTGACCGGAACGCCTCGGCCGTACTTCAGGTCTGCAATATGCAGAAGGCGTTCGCCTTCGACATAAAACGCACAGTCGGCGGTACCGAACATCGGCGCGGGCGGTTGTAGCTTTGACAAATCAAATCGGTGTTCCAGCATGGGGGCGGTTCCGTACTCCGCCGACAGGTCGCGCACGAAATCGACATACATCTGAACGGCATCGACCATCTCGCCGTCAACGGTGAACGTAAAACCGCTGGCTTCGATTTTCTCACCGAGCCAGTTAGACGTGTGCAGTTCGGTACGTAAAACCATTTCGGAAAGTTCGTGCGCCGCAGTTCCTTCGGCGGCGAACTCACTTGGCGGTTCGACGATGCCCTTGGAAAGTTCCACCGAGCCGGGGCATGACATCCACCGGCTCGACGAAGATGCACCAAACACAGCGTGCGCGGTCATATCAGGCTCCCAGACGGGCAATCAAAGCCCCGTAATGCGCTTCGTCCAGTTCACCAAAGCGCGCCACGCCGAACTCACCCAAGAGGGTTTTTGCGGCGGTGCCGCCATTCTCGCTGATATACGCTCGGAGCGCTGAGAACGCGGCGTCCTTGGTTGGGGCTGTTTCGGCTGGGCTTTCGTTACTTTCTTGGCTACCGCTTTCTTCACTACTTCTATCTTGACTGCTTTCTTCGTCTTGCTTTCCAATCGTTTGTTCTTCATGGTTCTGCTCCGGTTGTTGCTCTGCCTTCATAGCACTCAGCAAAGCGGTGAAAAAAGAGATGGCTTTAGCATCTCCGTCTTGAAACTCAAATTGTATTCTCATTGTTAGTCCTCTAGGATTTGTGAAACTGCTCGTGCTTTTCTTGCTAATACTCGGGTGACTGCTTCATCCAACGAATCCGCCAGCCCAACCATCTTTACCTTTACCACTTCTTTCTGGCCAATGCGGTGCGCGCGCTTGGCCGCTTGCATATTTTCCGCCGGCGTCCAACTTGCTTCAGCGAACACAACTTGATTTGCGGCGGTCAACGTAATGGCTGTCGAACACGCCGTAATCTGCCCAACAAACACCCGACAGTTCGGGTCAGTCTGAAACGCATCCATCGCGCTAACCCGCTGGTCGTTTGTCGTGCTACCTACGATAACTACTGGATTATACTTTGTCAAGAGATTATTTAACTCGGATATGACGTCCCGGTGGTGTGCAAAAATCAGCACCTTATTGGCTCCGCCGTTGTCCAGTTCCTCGGCCACCATCTCAGCAACCGCCGGGGCTTTGGCAAGGCCCGTCAGTCGGCGTATCTGGGCCATGTGGGGCGCCGCCCGGGCTAATTCTTCAGCCGCCTGTTCGTCGCCCTCTGGGCCAAGGGAATCTAACAACAAGCGTAACGATTCCGCCTCGATGCTTTCTTTCTCGGCCTTGACCGTCTTGGCGTCAACAATGACGTCTTGCCATATAATCGCTGGCAACTCGGCCATGACTTCGGAAGTCACCCGGCGAAGC